CGTTTGAGTCCTGGTTCCCGTGGTCAGCGTGGAAAAGNGCGGTGTACCGTCTCCCATGTCAGCGTTAGCGGCCAGGACTGCGTAAGGCAGGTCGCCGATCTTGCGGGCAGCAGATTCACCGTGAGCCCTGGGAACATCAACCAACGCATTCATGTCGTCATTGATGATAGCCTGGCGGGAGATGTTCAGCAACTTGCCGTAGGTGGCAATCTTATACTGCTCTTCCGCTTCGGTCCGGGAGCCATACTTGTACTCTACGCTCTCCGGGATCTCGTCCAGGTCGTCCATTTCGCTGATCCGGACCATGTGGTGAGTCTTAAAGTCGGACACAGATCCAACCCCGCACCAGATACGCCAGGTTTCCTCAGCTGTTTCATAGCCGTCAAACAGAGCCTTGTTGGCCACATTGGCCAGGGCCAGCGGGAAGTCTGAGCCGGTCAATGCCCTGCCCACCATCTCCATGGCGTTCTGCGGGATGCGCTGACCTGACCTGACCAGCATTTCACGGGCAAGCTCCCTCATTGTATGTCCAAGGAAACTGTCATGTCCGGGTGCAGGGGTTTCAACTTTCATCCCGGCACGGACAATCAAGCTATCCTGAACCGCAGACCTGATTTTCTCCGGCTCGGTAGCTCCCATTTCCACTTTGAAATTTGGACCTTCATCTTTCTTGGCCATCTGGGCCTCCAATACCTGTTTGCGGAAATTGTCCAGGGCCACATTGCCGTCAATAGCCTTGCGTGCTTCCTCAGTCATGCCGAACCGCTCGCCCATGGCGTGGATCTCAGTCACCCGTTCACGCTCGTTCTTAATGGCTTCCATGCGTACCTGGTCAGGGTCAACCGGCTCAGGTTGTTTCTTGTCTTTGTCTTTTTTCTCGGCATCCTGGCGGGTAACTTCCTCCAGGAAAGCCCATGCCTGTTCGTCTGTTGCATCTTCGGCCATGCCTCGGCCAACCAGCAACTCTCGTAGTTCTGCTGAAATCTTCATCTCTGATCCCTCCGTTGATTTGTTGTGTTTATTTTGTTCAGCCGCAGCCCTGGCCTTGGCATTTTCGTCCGCGCCGATGGGGCAAATGGACAATTCCTTGATCTTCCACTGGGTAGTTACCAATACCGGCCCGTCAAAAGATCTACCCTCTATGACCTGAGATTCACCCTCAGGAATGAACACAGACTTTATCGCCCTGTATCCTACACTAAAATCCGTCAGGTGGCCCTCTTCAACCTTGGTCATTATGTCCTGAGCCGTGCTGGAAAAAGCCACCTTGCCCACCAGTTCAGACCCGGAAGCCCTGATCTCGGTGACAGATCCCAGCACCGATTTGCTGGAAAACCTGTCATGTGTATCAAGCAACGGTATCTTCGTTGGATACTCTGCGCCTTCAACAAGCAAAACCTCCCTGACAACGCCGTGCTCCCAGGTATAGACATCAACAGGAGCCTCAGTGGCCATAACCGCGTCAACGGTCCGTTCTTCCTTGTCCAGGCTGGACGGGAACAGGGGCAAGGCCCTGGTGGTGATTCCCGGCTCCGGCTGGCTGCGCGTTCTCATTTGTAAAACTTTATTCATTCTCCCTCCGTCATCGTCGTTGCTATCCGGGGCAACCGCCGCCGGGTTATTTGCAAGGGACGTGGACACATCCCCCCAGGTTAATTCTCGGTCTTTCATCAGCTGCTTGGCCTGTGCAATCTCGTCCAGGACCTCTTCCAGATCCCGGCCTCTCGCGGCGACAACTTCCTGCGGCGACATAAGACCGGCTTTTATCTGTTCAATCACTGCCTTTGATTCCCTGAGCGGATCCGGACTTTCCATGCCCTGCCAGATCCACTGACAGCGTTCATATTTGTACGGATCAGCAAAGTATCCAGGCAGGGATAGCCGCCCGGCAACGTGCGCCTGCTCAAGAAATGTACGGAACACAGGATTGCAAAAGTGCATCTTGCGCTGGGCAAACCTGGTCTTGATCCCTCTGACCAGGTCCGTGCGGATTGCTTTCAGGTTTGAATAGCTCAACCCGGAATAGTCCCCGGACAAAAGCTCAAAGCTGGTCCCGGTGGAGACTGCAACCATGCGCAGAATAAATCTTGTAAATGGGTCAAACTGATCTGACGGGATATTGTGATTAGCGAATTTGACCTCTTCGCCCGGGTTCAAATACTCGATTATCGCATTCTCAAGCTCTTCAATCTTCTGCCCGTTTTCGGTTGTAGCGCGCTGCTGCTGGAAGGTTGCAATGTCTGGAGTGGTAATCATGGCCAGGTATTTACTGGCCAGCTTTGCCGTATCCATAGTGGCGTCTATGTATTGGTGAAGGTCATCAGCAGCCAGGACCGCAGAAGCAAACGGGCTGATCCCGCGCATCTGATCCGGGCGTAAAGTTTGAAAGGTGTGTATGATATGGTCAGCAGGCCAGCGCCTGGACCTCATTGTGTAAGAGTTGTCCAGGATGTGATAAGCAACAGCTTCGCCCGTGTCCGGATTGTACTCGATGCCGTTGTCAATTACGTTTTTGCCTGCAGGCTTTTCCTGGTACTGCCCCAGGCGGTCCGGTTCTATGGGCTGAAGGGCAAAAGGCACGTACCTGTCTTTGGGACTGCGCTTGATGAAAAGAGATTCCCCGGCCTCGATCTCGGTACGTTCCGACAACCTGACCAGCTCGTTAAAATGGAGCCTGCCGGTTGAGTCGGCCTGTTCACACCAGCGGTGGTATGCGTACTCGATCTGGTCGTTGGCTTTTTTGTTGAATGAACCGTCTGGGCTCTTGACTCTGGCCTGGAAGTCAATGCCCGTTCCCACGGTCAGATCCACCAGCACATTGATTGCCCTGGCAAAGAAAGGAAAATCCCTGACAAGCTGGCGCACCCTGGAGCGGATTGTGGCCTGAGACGACTGCACAAGTTCTTTTGCGTTGGGGTCAACTGGAGTCCAGCCCCCGGTCAAGCGGGTAGTCTTTGCCGCAGCATACTGACGCAGCCGTGGTTTTCTTTTAACGCGGCCTGATCGGCTTGGCATAAGTCCTCCCTGACGCAGCCCCTGATTGCACAGCTGCTTTATGTTCTACAAACTTGAGCAGGTCTAAATATTCGGATATGTCGCGGATCTCGCGGCGGCGGGAGCCGATCTGGTAAGACTTGGTTTTCCAGTCTCCAGACGCCAGATCGGCGTACATTTGATCTCTAAGTGTGGTCCAGTTTATTTCTGACATGCGTTACGCATATCACAGCCAGGTCAAGCAATAATAGTGGGTTGAATGGTTTTGACGGGTTTTGAATGGTTTTGACGGGTTTTGAGGGGGCAATAAAAAAGCCCGGAATCAATCCGGGCTTATACTCACCACTCATCAATGCCATCTGTCCACCACTCAGTCAGTCTTTTGCGGTTTGCAATCCACACTCCGCCTCGCTTCCAGATGATCTTTCTGTTTTCCAGGTTTTCCGATTTGATCATGCGCAGAACCGTGGACTCTGACCTGTTCAAAAAATTTGCAATACTCTTCATGCCGTCAAGGATCTCGGTTTTTTTACTCATGTTACCATCTCCGTTTTGATGTTTGAGAAATATGTTTTTTTGGCTTGGGTTCAGGGCTTGACTTCGATTGCCTTCTATATAAATTCAGACCTCCTCCCGGCCATTCAGGATCGACAGTGGCGTGACAGTAAACTTCGCAATCAAGTAAATGATTATCCCTACGCACCGCCACCCAAGATTCAACGCCCTTGCGGTCAATTTGTTTTTCTTCCGCCATAATCTGCTTAAAATAATCATCCCCAGTGCTACTGTGTAGGTACGCTGATTGTGGGTGGCCACCGCCTTGCATGGCCTGATTCAGCCGGTAATGGTACAGATCCTTAAACTTGTCAGTATCCAGATGGACGATTTGCAAGCCCCCCGGAATGGGCTTCCCGGACGGGGTTTTGTCTAATGGTTTGCCCGCATGGATCTTGCCCATTAACGGCCTGGCTGATCCTTTAACCCCCCACACGCGGCAGCCCCGCCCTACGCCGTTTGACCTCAACCACCA